CAAGCCTGTTGATTTTGTGTTCGGGGATCCGACCTGCGCGCTCCCCGGTGCGGCGGATCGACAAGAGAAACAGGACAATGGCGACGGCGATGGCACCGTACCGCAAAATGGCCCGCGCCCATGTGCTGGCTGCGATCCCGCCGAGAATGGTGGTGATCATCGCTGCCCCCGCTTCCAATCATCGAGGCGGGCGTAGATCGTGACAGCAATGCCGCCTAGCGCCACGGCGATGAACACCCAGCGAAGCGTATCGAGGTAAGGCATCAGCGGCAGGACGGCGGACTGGGTTTCGGCGAGCACGCTCTGCGCCACCTCAACCCCCGCCGCGCCCAGCGTCGCCACACCGGCCGCGCCCCCGCCTTTCATGGTGCGGCTTTGCGCCAGCACCTCCCGCACATGCGGCGTGTCCTCGGCGAAGGCAGTCGCCCGGACCGGGAACCGCTCGCCCCACTGACGCGCGGGGCCAAGGTCGACATGGATGAACCCCGATTGCGGGTAGAACCCGAAGCCGAGGAACCCGACCTCGCGCGCCGCAACCTCAAACGCCACCGGGTCGTGGTTCGCCATGGCGATGTCGAAGGCGGTTCCGTCTAGGTGCTTCGACCGGGTCGCCCCCCCGACGGCACGGTTGTGCTCCGGGCTGCGATAAGCGGAGCGGACGATGAGCGGCTTGCCCAGACGGTCGCGCAGCGCCTGCAGCTTGTCGAGTGCGGGTTCGTTGACAAGCAGCTTGCCGGTGCCGCGGCACGCAATCTCGGCCGGGCTGAAATTCGGCCAGCGCCAGGCTTTCTCCGGCACATCGCGCCAATGGTCGTAAAAGGTCGTGGTCATGGTGTCCTCCAGAAACGAAAAACCCGCCTCAAGGGCGGGTGTTGGTTGGGCTAACGGATTGGGATGCGGCGGAGCTATGGGGCCCCGCCGAAGATCTTCAGCTTGATCGCGATGCCCGCGAGCAGCGCCAGCATCACGCCGGTGGTGATCATACGGACGGCGGTCTGCATCGCGGTGCGGCGCACCAGCCGGATGCAGTCGAGCAAGGATCGCAGGTCGCGGATATCGAGCGCTGCCTCTTCACCATCGAGGCCGACATCCGCGAGCGCGCGTTTGGCGCCTTTCTCCGCTGCGCGTGCCAGCATGGCTTCGAACTCCGTGTCTGGCATGCGCACGAAACCATGGTCGGATCGGGGTGGTGTCATGGGTCAATCATCCTCCGCTCAGCCGACCTTGCAGCCCCAGAAGGACGTGTGGTCGGCCGCGAAATACCCATCTTGAGCGCGGAAATACCCCTGTAGCTCAACGGTATCGCCCGCTGTCAACGGCACCATGGTCTGGAGCCAAATCGCGGTGGCAAGCGAGACATGGGTGGCGGAGCTCTCGCCAAAGGAGCCGCGGATTTCGGTTGCTCCATTCAGCACGAGCCGCCCGCGCATCCGCGCCGAGGTGCTGGAATTGATCTTGTAGAGCAGCGTTGCGCCGAACAAATATGTCCCATCGACAGGCGCGGTGAACAGGCTGGTCCCAGCATCGAATGCGCCTTGGTCGTTGTAGTCGGTGTTATTCAGGCCGATCTTGGTCCAGGTGCCGACGCCGATATAGTTGTCGTAGTTGGTGTAGGCCTTGAAGCGCGGCAGTTGCGGCTGCTCGACGATGCCGTTGGCGTTGTCGACGGTCAGCCCGTCGAAGAAGGCGCTGCCGTCTGCCGAGACTGCGAGGCGGAACCTGTCCGAGCCGAAGAGCCCCACCAGTGCCTTCGTCACGAAGTTGGTCTGCAGCGTCAGCCCGAGATCGTCGCCCGCCGCCTCCTTGTTCATGGTGTAGAAGAGATCGCCGGTCCCGCCTTCAGCCACGGTCTTCGCTGTCCAGAGGGCGGCGTTCAGCTTGGCTGAGAACTGGTTGGCGGCGTCGGCGGCGGTGCCCAGCCCGAGCAGCGCCATGTTCTGCAATACGTCAGGGGTCGTGCCGATCCACTCCGCGCCATCGTAGACCAGCAGCAGCGCCTCGTCTTCGACCCACGCCCGCCATCCGGTCCGGGGTGGCAGGCGCAGCCATGTGCCGTCGGTGAACAGCGCCACATTCAGGTCCCAGCCCGCCCAATCGCCTGTGCCGCCGCTGGCCACGATATAGCGGTCGCCATCGGCGGGACTTCCCGGCGGCGCGGTCAGGTTCCGGTCGAGAACGGAGAGCTGGACGAGCCCGTCGAGGATCCGCAGCGCCTCATTGTGGGTGACATGCTTCTGGGCCTGCGCCGCCAGGATGTACGGCAGCAGCAGGTTGGACGTGGTGTCGGACATGGGTTCGCCTTCAGAAGGTGAGTGTGACGATTTTGGCCGCACCCCGCCTGATCAGGGCGGAGAGCTGGTAGATGCGGACGTCGAGCGTGTCGCCGGGGCCGAGCGGCGCGCCCCAATCAGCGGTCTGCTGGGCCGCGGTGTAGGCCGCTCTGGTGGTGGCCGTGCTCAGCACCCGCTTCACCGTGCTGCCATCAAGGATCTCGACCTCGTAGGCCTCAGTCTCCTCGTTGAGCGACACCTCAACCGCACCCCAACTGTCGGCCGCGAGGGCCCGGGACCGCCGCGCCCAGCGGATCGTCAGATCACCCGGCGTGCGGGGCGTGCGCCACGGCTGCTCGACATGGGCGACGGAGAACGGCCGCAACCCCACGCCCATCGGCGCAAAGGTTTGCGCAGCATAGGTCTCATCGCTGACAGACCGGCTTGCCGGGCCGATGCGCCAGTTCCACGGAAGCCCGAGATCGGCCTCGGCGATCGGGAGGGACGCAAGGGCCTCGTCGAGCACCACGACCCGCGCGCCTGCCGAAGCCGGATTGGCCATGGCTGTTTCCGTGCCGCGCTGGCCGCGCAGCAGACGCGTCAGTTGATAGCGGCCCGGCGCGATCAGCGCGGCTGTGCCTGCTTGCACGATTTCCCAGACACCTGACGCGGTCTCGATGGCCAGCGCATTGCCCCCGCCGAACAGGGTCAGGTCGGTGACGCTTTCCAGTGAGCCGGAGAGCAGATCAATCACCAGCGCATTGCCGAGATCGAACCGCGAGGTGGGGCCTGCGAAGAAATCCGAGACCAGCGTTCCGATCCGGGCCCGGCCGCCAAATGTCGTCAGCAGTTCAAACCCGTCCGTCGACGGGCTGCGGAACACCGCCATCTCCCCGGGCCATGGAATAGCATGGGCCACGGCAAACGGCCGATGCGCAGGCTGATCCTCGGTGAGTTGTGGCAGGTCCATCAGCACCACCTCGGGGGCACCAAACACCACTGCTTTTGACAAGGATGACGGGCGTGGTGCTCCGGGTGGCAGATCGTGGGCTTCGCGGTCCTGACGAACGGCTTCGATCCCGCGAGCCCCGGCATCAGCGATGGATACAAGTCGCAGCGGAACTTGCCGCCCATCATGGGCCAGTGTGACAACGTCCGCCGGATCAAGCGACAGCCGCGAGGGCGGCAGGCGGAATGCAGCTGTCTCCCGCCCGGTCCAGGCTTCCATCAGCGCGCGGCGGCAGCGCCGTTCAGCTTCCTCAGGCGGGACCGCCATCGGAAAGCTCTCCGAGGCGATCCGGGTTGTGTCCACGGTGATGCGGCGCGCCTCGACAAGGGCGGCGTCATAGTCCTCATCGGCTCGCGCCACCTGCCATTTGAGCGCCTGCGGCAGTTCAGTTTCCTGCCCACGGGTCAGTTCCAGCACGTCGCCCTCGCGCGCGGCGACCAGATCGTCATGCCTCACGCTGGCAACTGCCGCCTGACCGCGCATGACAAACCGGATCACGCCTTCGGTCTCGACCGCGTCGAAGCCGAAATGACGCGACAGCGTGGTGATTGAGGCGCGCGGGCTTTCCAGCGCACCGATCGCGTAGCCCTCGACCGCGCCCCACAGGCCGGAGACATCAATACGGACCTCGGTCAGCCCGGCCCGCAGGCAGAGGTGCCGCACGAGCGCCGCGAGCGACACCGCGCCAAGCCGTCCGGTCAGCCAGTGGCCGAGCCGCCAGTTCGCGCCATCGGTCCAGACGTCTGTAAGTGCTGGAAAGAACGGGTAGGGCCGCGCGTCCCAGGTCCAGGCGGCGCATTCGGGGACGTGCACCATGCGGTCGCCATATACGCCGGACACCGGGTTGTTCGCGGCCTCACCCCACCAGAGGTATGTCGCTTCGAGATAAGCCCGCTGGATGGCGTCGTCGCGCCAGCCCCGGGAGAAATGCGGCGTGAAGCTCTCGGATGACTTCGGGTCGAAGAACACGTTCGGCTGGTTGGTGCCGCGGTCGATGGCCGGACAGCCAAGCTCGGTGAACCAGATCGGTTTGGACTGCGGCACCCATGCCGTCGGGGTCGTGCCCTCGACACCGCCCGGGCGGTCATAATGTGGGTTCGACCACCAGGCGCGCAGGTCCTTGTAGCGAAAGACCCATGGCTTTCCGGCAGCACCATCGGTGATCGGTGTGCGCACTTGCCCGGTGCGATCTGCGGCGCTGGCGTAGAACCAGTCGAAACCTTCTCCACCCGCGATATTCCCCTGCAGATAGGCGCGGTCGTAGATCGCGGGCCAGCCCTCGGCCGCATCGGCATGCTCGAACCCGTCGCGCCAGTCCGACAGCGGCATATAGTTGTCGATCCCGATGAAATCGATCTCCGGATCGGCCCAGAGCGGGTCGAGGTGGAAGAACACATCATCGCTGCCATCGCTCGGCTGGTGACCGAAATATTCCGACCAGTCCGCCGCGTATCCGATCTTTGAGCCCGACCCGAGGATCGAGCGCACATCCGCGAGGAGGTCCCGATAGGCCTGCACCGCCGGATAGGTAGACACGCCCGAGCGGATCGTCGTCAGTCCCGGCATCTCTGTCCCGATCAGGAAGGCGTCCACGCCGCCCGCTGCCGCACAGAGATGGGCGTAGTGCAGCACCATGCGCCGCAGGCCCCAGTCGCCGGATGGCCCGGTCCACGAAACTGACTGACCCGAGACGCTGAAGCTGGCGGGTGTGGCCGCCCCGAACAGCGTCGCGACCTGGCCTGCGGCCGTGGCGGTCTTGTGCACCGTCCCGGCATATCCTGCTGCAGGCGAACAGGTGATCCGCCCCCGCCAGGGAAAGGCGGGCTGTCCCGCATCAGCTGCGTTGTCGGAATACGGGTTCGGCAAGGTGTTCCCGGGCGGGACATCCATCAGGATGAACGGGTAGAAGGTGACGCGCAGCCCGCGCGCCTTCATCTCCTGGATGGCCTGCACCACGGCGAAGTCGGCGGGCGTGCCACCATAAACCGGCCGATCCTGATCATCGCGGCTGACCAGAAAGGCATTGGCACGGTTGACGCCATTTACGGACCAGGCCGACGGCGTGGTGGTTTTGGCGGTGACCTCGACACCCGGCCGCACCTTGCAGGATCCCGCGCGCAGATCGTCGCCAAACCAGGCGACCACCAGTGACACACTCTCGACCTTCGGCGCCATGGCCTACAGCCTGTCCAGTGCCACCACCATGTCCGCGGTGTCACTCAGCGCGTTGAGGTTCTCGGGCTCGGACGACCCGCCGCCACCCTTCCGGATGCCCTGCGTGGCATAGGCGAACTCGCCGGATGCCGGGATCATTGTCACAGCCTGCGTGAGACCCTCCGCCGTGTCCGGATCGGCCAGCGGGCGGAAAATCTCGAAACTCATCTGCGGGATGCGGTTGCCGTAATTGCCGAGCGGCAGGTCCTCGAAAACCACATAGGCGGTGCCACGATAGGCTGGCGTGTTTGCCGTGCCCATCTTGGCTGAGATAAACGGATCGGCCGCCTGGCTCTCGTCGCCCGGATACCAGCGCCATGTGATCCCGCCGGTATCCAGCAGCTTGCCGTCGGCCCAGATGCGGCCAATGCCAGTGATCGGCCCCTCGCAGAGAGCCACGGCGAAGCTCGCATAGTAGAAATACTCGGTCGTCTTGACCTTGCCGCCACCCCCGCCGCCCTTGCCGCCGCCTTGCGTGGTGGTCTTAGTCTCCTCGCGGAAATCGGTGGCCCAGATGATATTGCCGCCGATCCTCATCCGGCCATAGAGGCGCGGGATCACAGCCCCTTCGGTGGCCGAGGTGATGCGCAGATTGTCCAGCCGCGCGCCTTCGATCCGCTGGGTGGGAGCCAGTGACGAGATGATCCAGCTGTCGACCACCGAGCCGATGGTGGAGCCGATGAAGCCACCGATGGTCGCGGCGCTGACGCCGAGGATCGCGCCGCCAATGCTGCCGCCAATGGCGGCACCTGCGGCACCGAGAACGAGGGTGGCCATGTCGGGGACTCAGCGTTGGGGGAACAGGAAGGCGAAGGCGACGCGCCGCCGCCAGGACGGGGTGAGCGGTTCCTCGATGACGCCGAGCCGCTCATAGGCGTGGAGGAAACTGTCGGGCCCGGTGAGGATCCCGACATGCTTGGCAATGGCGCGGGGCTGCATGCGAAAGAGGACCAACGCGCCCGGAACAACATCAGAAGGTGCGATCTCCGGCATCATGCGCCGAGCGCCATCCGCAAGAACCTCACGCGGCCCGGTCTCGCCCCAGTCGCGGCTGTAGGGCGGGATCGGGAACGGCTCTGGCCCGACGAATTCGCGCCAGACGCCACGCGCCAGCCCGAGGCAGTCGCAGCCGACGCCCCGGAGGCTGGCCTGATCGTGATACGGCGTGCCGAGCCAGGACCGCGCGATGGCGACAACACTCTTGTTCCTATCGACAAGTCTGAACTTGCCGGTAGTTTTGTTAGCTGTAATCATCGAAATTGCGCCCAGTGTTGATTGGAGGATTTGATTAAGTGACTGAAATTGGGTTGGATTCACTGATCGGAAAACTGGAGAACGTCAGCGATGAGTCGCTGTCGCTCTCAAAAGATGAAAAGAGCGCACTGCTTGAAGCTTTTTGCCGGGTAGATCCCCCTACTGTTCCAGAAACTGAGCATAGAATGGAGCTCATTCTTGTTTCTGGTGGCGGACGTAAAGGCGGTGTCAGCGTCAAGCCTGGCAACATTTCTCTGAATTGGCCTAAGCTAATCAGTGCACTACCAGCCATCGTGCTTACGGGCGCGGGGGCGGCGGCGAATCCTTGGCTAATTTGCCTTGGCGCACTGGTAATATGGAGAGACTTATATTCCACCGCAAAAATTGATCTTGGACAGCAGCATGCCGTAGCAATCCTGACCATGTGGGAAAACCATGACGGAAACCGGCGTATCTCCGAAGAAACGGCCAGAAGATTAACAAACAATGCGCTCGCGGAGTTCGATCTGAATGAACTCAGCCAAGGAACATTTGCAAAAATCATTGATGATTTAAGCGCCGCCGGTTGCATCAAGTTGTCCGAAGGCGAAATATGGTTGCGCGAATGGATTCGAAGGAGGTGGCCGTAGGTTTTCTGAGGTATCCAACCTCTACGTTCCTATTCACTTACAGCACCGCCCCCTCATGCCCACCATCCTTGGTGGCGTAGCGGAGAACCGCGTCCTGTCCGGGGATGTGCGGGAAGCCACGAAAGTTGACGGTATTTGCGAACTTCGCGCCGCAGGTCTCCAGACGCTTGTCACACCCCGCGCGGACAATGAAGGCGTCACCTTCGGCGATGGATCGTACCGGAGCTTCGAGCAGTGTCAGCACTGCGATGCCGTCGGTCATGTCATGCGCGATGATCTCAGCCCGCCGCCCGGCGTTCGCGCCACTGGTCCATTCGACCGTCCCGAAGGTGAACCAGCCGGAGGCGAACTCGCCGAGCCCCGACGCGGTAAACGCCCGGTCGCGCAGAAGATCGATCACGACGCCCGCACCCTTGAAAGCGGGGTCCTCCAGATCGACGCCGCAGCGCGCGTTACCGAGCGCGGCATCACAGGTCTCTTGAAAGGTCCGCCCGACCGTCTGGCCGAGGACATGGGCGAGGGAGCGGACCTCGGCGACGAAGGCCAGCCGCCCACGCCGAATCTGACCGATGGCGCCGCGCCGCATCAGCACGCGCTGGACCGTGTCGGCCCAGTTCACCCGCCAGACCTCGACCTCCGCGTTGTCCCAGCGGCCATCGAGAATGTCGGTCTCGGTGATGCGGTCCGAGGTCAGCACGCCCTCTGCGTCCTGCGCATCAACCGACAGATCCGATCCCGAGCGCACCTCGGACGCCGTGAGCCCGCTCTCCGGCTCGAAATCCGTGCCGTCGAAGGTCAGCGTCCGGTCGTGATCGGTGAAGCCGAAGCTCAAGCCATCCGCGCGGGCGATGCGCCAGCACCAGGCCAGCGTTGTTGTGCCGTCGTCCAGATGCGCTTGCAGATCGGGGGTGATGTTTTTCATCGGCGGAGTTCCAGCAGTGGAATGGAGGTGATCGAGCCGAGCCGCTCAAGATCAAGCGTCACGTCGAGGGCATCGGTGTCGAAACGAACCGGCACGTCGAACTCGAAGCCTGCTGTGATGGTGACGCCAGAACCTGGAGCGGCACTGAAGGTGATGACGCCGGTGGCCGTGTCGACCGACCACCCGGAGGGCTGCTCCACCCCGCCGAGTGCAATGCGCACGCTGCCCACCACCGGTTTGGCGATGGCGCGCGTCCAGGATTGTGCGCCTGAGGTATAGTGCTTCACTAGTTGGAAGGCGGTCTTCGCGCCGTCACCGGTGCCGATCGCCTGGTCGGTTGGCGATGGCGTGCCCGAAGGCAGGCAGGACTTGTGGTCGCCCCAGTCCTTGAAACGGAAACCATACAGGCGTCCGTTTCGCGCCTCGAAGAAGGCGACGACCGCCGCCAGATCGTCCGCGCGGCGGATGCCGTAAGCGACATCATAGCGGCGGCGCGAGTTGGCCCAGCTGGCGTTGCGCTCCTCGTCGCCGGAAGCGAGTTCGACGATCTGGGTCCGCCGCTCGGGCCCACCGCGCGCACCCCGGCTGATATTGTCGGGAAACCGGACCTCGTGAAACGCCATTACATCCCCCTCCGGCCGAGCGACACGGCGCGGGCAATGTCGGCCGCGACCTGCGTGCGGGACTGCCGGAAGCTCTCGGCGTCACGGGCCATGATGGTGACGTTCACATCACTACCTCCGCCATAGGATTGCGTTTCACGCCGCGACAGCACGCGCTCGCCGCGCTGCAGGATGGCCGGGACCTCGTCGTGGCGGAGCCCCGCCACACCACCGGAATGCATCTGGGGCGCAGCCGCAAAGGCCATCGCCGGAACCATGCGGGAGGGACCAGCAGCCCCGACCACGCCGCCCGCATGCAGAATGTTCGCAAAGATGCCGCCCGCACCCCCAAGCGCGCCGGAGAGCGCGTTGGCGATCGGCCCGAGGATGAACCGACGCGCCGCCAGCTTGGCGAGATCGGCCAGCAGTGAGGTGACCAGATCGCGAAAATCCAGCTTGCCGGTCTTCACGAAATTGCCGACTGCATTTTCAGCGGACTGAAATGCGCTGACGAGGCTCTGACCGATGTCCCCGCCAATTTCGCGCGCCTTGCTGGCATAGTCGCTGAGCGCTGCGATGACCGCCTGCCAGCCGGAAACTGCGGCGTCGGTGTCAGGTTCGGCTGCAGTGGCAGCAGCCCCGGCCGCTGCGCCCGCACCCGTGGCCGCCTGTCCGGCATCGCCAAGCGCCGTCTCCAGCCGCTCGGCCGCGCCTGTGGCCTCGGTCAACGCGTCGGCACTGGCCTCGTCGGTCCCACGCACCGCGTCACGCAGGGCTTGCCAGCTGGCGAGCGGCGCTCGCGCGCCCTCAGCCAGATCGCGCGCCGCACCGCGATAGGTGTTGGCCGTGGCAAGCGCAGTATTGGCCGCCGCGGTGAGCCCGAGATCGGGTGCGGAAAGCGGGTTATCCTCAAAAGCGCGGTCGAAGGCAGTCTGTGCGGCTGTGGTCGCGGCGCTCGCTGCACCCTCAAAACGGTTCTCGATCTGACCAAGTTCGAGATCGGGGATGATCGAGATACGCCGCTCCGACCCGAGCGCTTCCAACCCTTGGTTGATCCCACCAATGAATGTGTTGATCCGAGAAACAACGCCGTTCAGCATCGCCTCGACGCCATCGATCAGGCTGTTGGCCGCCTGAAACGCCAGATCGCCGATGGCCGCCGGGAGCATGCCCCAGATTGCCTTGATCGCCTCATAGGCCCCCTCAAACGTGTTTGCAGCCGTGTTGCCAAAAGCCACGACGCTCTCGATGGCGCTCTGCATGCCTGAGGCGGCATCGGCCTTCAAATCGAAGAACATCGCCGTGGCCGCAGCCCCCGCCGCTGCAGCCCCCATCTTGATGCGGTCCCAGACCTCGACCGCGAGGTCCTTCAGGAGCGACATCGCCTCGCCGAACCCGCCCGCACCGGACACAAGGCGGGTGAACTGATAGACGAGTTCGCCCGCGCCAACGATCAATGCCCCGATGCCGGTGCGGATCAGCGCCCCGCGCAGCAGGACCAGCGCGGTGGCGAGCCCACGGACCGACAGCGCCGCGACAGCCATCCCGGCGACCCAACGCCCTGCAAGAAAGGCCACAAAAGTGGCGGCATAGGTGGTCAGACGGCCGATATTGTCGAACAGGCCTCGGATCGCGATGCCGAGCGGACCGGTGCGGCTTGCCACGGCTGCCATGGCATTCGCGACCGCTTCCAACGCGGGTGCCGCAGCGACCGCCAGCTGGTTCGACAGCCCGCGCCAGATCAGGCCAAGCCGGGAGATCGCGTCATTGGTGCGCTCGATCTGGTCGGCATCCTGCTCGGAGACGACAACGCCGAAAGCGATGACGTCCTCCGTCGCCTGGCGCAGCGTCGCGGTGTCGATGCGCGACATGGCGATGGAGCCTTCCTCGCCGAAAAGCTGACCGGCGACGGCCGCGCGTTCGGCTGCGGGCACAAATTCCTCGATGGCCGCGTTGATCGCACCGACCCGCTGGTCCAGCGGCAGCGCGATCAGGTCGGTGGCCGAGAGCCCGAGTCGATCCAGCGCATCGGCGGCGGGACCAGTCCCGGCGGCCGCCTGGCTGAGGCGGCGCGTCAGATCCTTTGTCGCCTGTTCGATGCCCGATATGGAGACGCCCGCCAGCTCGCCCGCGCGCTCCAGCGTCTGGATCGAGGCCACGGTAGTTCCCAGCGATTGTGCCAGCTTTGCCTGTGCATCGACCGTCTGAAGGCCGGAGCGGACCATAGCGACGCCAGCGGCAGCGGCGGCGGCCACGGCGGCAGCGGCAGCCACCGCGACGCGGCGGGAAAATGCCGCGAGCCGGGTGTTGGCCGCTTCCATCTCGCGGCTAAGCCGCCCGAAACCGCGCGCTCCAGCCTCGCCGACACCTTCCAGTTCGGCACGCACCTGTCGGCCGCCGACTGCGGCAAGTCGGACGCTAACCCGTTTTTCCGCCATGCGAGTGATCCATCTGTTCGTTGAGTTTGGTGACCATCACCGCTTCTATGACAGGCAGCAGTTCAGCTGCTGCGGCAGGTGGCACGCCGAGTGCGTCACTGAGGGCGAGCGCCGCGGTAAGGTCCCAGCCGATCACCGCGCCCGGCAGAACTCGCAGCTGGCCGCCAAGACGGCCAACGAGGTCCCAGACCTGCCAGCCCTCAAATGTCGAAGGCTGGTTCAGCCGCGCCGGGCAGTCTTTGCACGCCGTTTGGCAGGCTTGGCAGTATCGGTCGCCCCCGCCGAAGGACCACTCGGCAAGGACGCGGAGACGTTTTTTTCCTGTTCCAGCAGCAGACCTTTGGAAACGTAGCTCAGCTGGAAGGCCTCGAAGATCGGCCAGATATCGAGAAGCGCGTCGATCGCTTCTGGGCTTGGGTCGATGGGATTGCCGCCTGCGTCGCCGATGCCCTCCCAAGCGATCACTGCCCGTCGTGCCAGCGCTTTGGCAAAGGCGAGGGCGCGTTCTTCGTCGGACGCGGTCTCGGGGACCGCCTCGACGGCTGGATCGCTGCGCGTCGCAACCATCAGGGCCGTAGTCAGTGGACGGAGCTCTGCCCGCACACCTGGTGCGAGATCATGCCAGTGCGGCGTGTTCGTCAGATCAAGCGAAAGCATCAGTATACCTCAATATCGTTGATCAGGGTTGCGGTGCACATCCGACCGACCGTGCTGTCGCGGGCCGCCTGCCAGTCGAAGGTGGCCTGCACACCCTGCGGCCCGGAAATCTCGATCCGGGGGCGCGGCAGGTAAACGGCGTGCACGGTGAACGTGAAGCTCTCGCCAGAGGGCAGCACATAGGCGAACTCAAGCTCGCAGGGATCGCCGTTGATTGCCTGTGTCACCAGCGTCTGATCCGCGAACCGGACCTCGATGGAGCCGGTCAGAGCCGCAATGGACGGGTCTGCCCCGTCGATGCGGCCGTCCGAGCGGATGGTTTCGATCCGGTCGAGATTGTTGGCGTATGTGATGTCGGCTGAAACCACGTTGCCGAGCGCCGAGCCGTTTCGCGTGATCGCCCCATTGAAATGGCCAAAGCGCTGCAATTCCAGCGTGGCGGGTGTCCCGGCGCTGGTGGTTGTGCCCACGGTTTCGCCCTGCGCCACCAGCCGGGCCGTTGCGGTCAACAGACCAGAGCGCTGCATCTGCCAATTGATCTGGTCGAGCACGCAGCCGGAATACATCGCGTAGCGCGGCACCTCGGGCATACCGGTCTCGATCGACATGCTGGGCAGCGACCAGGACCCCGACTGGAACTCGTGGGTCCAGGGACCGGTGCCGGTCGTGGTCGGGTCACCAAAGGCCGCCTTAAGCCAAAACCCGAAGGCTTCCGCGTCGAGCGGCACCACGACATCGCCATCCGCCGTCACTGCGTCCTTGATCGGTGCCAGCGGATCGCGCCCGTAGCCGAGAAGCTCGGAGTTCAGCAGCGGTTGCTCTGCGCCCAGCGAGGTGCTGGCGAAGGGCATCTTTGTGAAACCGCCCACCGGCGGCGTTCCATAGGTTGTCTCAAACGCAAGCGCCATCTGCGCCCGCGCCCCTTGGGCTCGTGCCATCGTGTTCTCCTCAGGTTGTTGGGATCAGGCCAGTGGGTCGGCCGTCGAATAATGCAGCACCACCGGAATGACGGCGGCCTTCAGACTGGCTGCGCCCTCGACCGGCAGATCGACTGACCGTGGTGCTTCGGCTTCGACCCAGTCGCAGAGCCCGCCGAGCGTCCGATCGACAGCAAGCGCCGCGCCAATGCTGGAGGTCAGTGTGTCGAAGGCGTCGTCACGGTCGGTGCCTTGCACGACCGCTTCGATCTCGGCCCGGTGCTGGTAGTGGTAGCGCAGCGGTGACAGCGTGACCTCGGGCTCGCCCGGTTCGCCGTCTCGCAGGATCAACAAGCCCTCGGTCGGGATGCGCTCGGGCAGCACCTCGCCGCGCAGGGCGGTGGCGGGCAACATCGAGAGCCGCGCGTACAGCGCGGTGAGGATGGTTTCGCGAACTGTCAATTGGCTATACTTCCAGTGAACAAGGCGCGACTATGCCGAGTGAGGGCGATTTGAGAGCGCACGCTAAGCGAGGATAATTAGGTAGAGTGACCGATGACGATCAAAGACATATTTGACTTCCTAAGGAATCTTCTGCTGTCTGCTGCAGTTATGGCAGCATCGCTCTTCATTGAATTTCAGTCACAAGATGGGATTGGGCGAGACCTCATATTTTCTGAGCGCTTTTATGAAGATCGCTCTGAATTTCTAACCTCCCCTTACAACGTCTACCTTGAGAAGTTAATTCAAGCGGAAACAGAGCTGTACTTCCGTGGTTTCAAGCAAGGTGGAATTCGCGTTATTGAGCGCATGACATCTTCGCAATATTCCGAGCTTCAAGCTTCACTTCAAAATCTCGAACTGCTGAGATACGAACGTTACAAGGATGCAGGACCACAACGGTGGCTCATGAATATCCTCTTTGCTTCATCGTTCGTTCTCGCTATCTTGAACAGCCTGTGGATTTCATCAAAAATACCGCATCTGAGCCGCCGCTACTTCACTTGGGCAGCGCGTGCGACTGTTTTCTTTGCAGGGGCCGTGACCTCCGTTTTTTCACTTACAACGATTATGGACACACGAAGAACTGAGTTATTCGACAAGGATATTACCCGGCAGGAAATCATCGCGTTTTCAACCGAAAGCCTCGGCGACAACGAATATCAATCATTCAGCACTGACCACTTGACGGGTATTTCTTTCGACAGCTTTAGATGGTGAAATATCTTGCCTCCACCCAGTTTGCGACGATCAGCCCTGGCACGCTGTCGAACGCGCGTTCAGCGTCCCTGTCGAGGTTCAGCCGCTTGGGCAGCTTCACCTGTGGTACCAGCAGGAAGATCGGCGCGGTGACCTTTCCGCGCCCGGTCTTGGAGCGCGACACAACCGCTTGGCCCTTCGTATTCAGCCGCCCTTCCGCCACCAGCAGGCTCGGACCCGTCCGGCGATAGACGAAGCGTAGACGCAGACCGCGTCGCCGCTCCCATTCACCCGGCGTGATCCGCCCGCCACGCGTGGATTTTCCTGCGGCGGGCAGCGGGATTGCCAGCCAGAACCCATCCTTCGATCGGATCAGCGGCCCAGTGTCATGCGCTCCAATGATGACCGGGGCCTTGGACCAGACCAGCGCAGCGGCATCCAGGCTCTCGCCCGACCTCGGGAAGTTCTGGTTACGGATCGAGTTGGCAAGCCGTCGCCCTAGTCCCGCGCCAGTAATCTGCATACGCCAAGCAGACTTCAGTCCGGTTCCAGCCTCGCGCATTGCGGCCGTCACCGCGCGTTCGCCCGCCGCGACCTCTGCCGCCATCATGGCCACAATGTCCGGATCGATGTCGAGCTTGAGCTTCACGCGGGCCTCAGATCAACGGTCCAGACCAACCGTTCCCGGTCGCGCACAGGCTCGCCCTGAAAGAGGAAGGCGTCGCCATCGATTTCCAAGCGGTCACCCGGGCGCGGGGCCGGAACCTCCGCGACGCGCAGGTCGATCCGGGTCGTTTCCGACCAGAGCCGCGCGTCGCCGAAGTCTGTGATGGCATCGGCCTGCCGCGAGACGATGCGCACCAGCACGGGCGCGCCGCCGTCGGAGGTGTAGACCGCCTCTCGCCCGATGTTGGGATCAGCGAACAGCGCATCCAGAATGGCGGCGAAGGCCGTCATCAGAAGCTCGCGTTCAAGCGCACCCGGCCGATCAAGTCACCCGCGCCGCCTGCGACCGCTTCGGTGGCCACGCCGATCAGCGTATTCGCCGTGGCGGTCTTGGTGGCTTCCTTGTTGGTGTTGTCCCAATAGACCTTGTCACCG